AATAGGACAGAAGATGCTTCGTGCTGAAGGTGAACAGAAAGCACAGATAGCATTTTCAAGACTTCGCAGGCTTGGTTCACAGGACGCTGTGTTTGGTGGTCTTGATGATAATGGTAGGCTTGTCGGTGGAAAATTAGACGGATTTAATGTAAACGATATACGCAGTAATGTCAGTAAATATGATCATCTTCTGACACAAAAGCAACGTGAGTGGATTAAAAATGCCAATGAGATAGAAGAGGCAAAGTACAGGCTATTAACATCTGAAGGAATAGATATTAAGAAACTTGAGTTTGAAGATGGTGGTGCATATGCAGGTCGTACGGTAATGGGGAAAATGTTACCTACGGGTGAATTAATGTCGGTTGCTTTGGTACAGAGAAGGGTAGGACGTAAGTTAACAGGAGAACAACCAAGATTCTTTGAAACAGAAGAAGAAGGTATAGCTGCTGGATACAGATACCTTAACGATGACGAAACATTATTACGTAATTTACAGGGTGCTTATAACCGTATCGCAGACAAGAGAACAGTTGAATATATAACTAATAGAGTAGTCTCTACACGCACTACAGCACTTCCTGCCAGTATGTTAGAGGCCAAGGGGTTTGCACAATCACGATTAGATGCAGCCAGAAAACTAATAGAGGTAATCCAAAACAGTAAAAGAGGTATGGCGATTACCGTACAGACCCGTAAGTCTATAGAGAAATGGCTTCCTGAGATAGATGGGATGCTTGACGATGTATCTGCAGTTACCTTGGATCAGTTAGTAAAAGCTGGTCGTATAGCAGCCGATCAACCAATGTCATGGACTCCTACAAAGGGGATGATAAAAGCCTTATTTAAGAGAGTAAAACAACTTGAGGATGAAATAGAAGTTATACGTAGTACTGGGGCACAGCCTCCACATGAACTTCTCCAGAGATACAGTACTATGAGAAGGAAGTTAGGTTTTTCAAAACATGCTGTAGCTGAAGCATATAAGAACTATGCTGAAACAGGAGTATTTGAATATACATTTAGTAGATCAGCGACCAGCATTCTGGTTGATGAACGAATAGGGGCATTGCAAGAAGTATTAAATGTAGTTAGAGGTGTACCTATTAAAGTTATAAGAGGGGGCAAAACTGTAACAAGATACAGGGGTGGTTTGATTGAAGACCTTCAGGCAGAGGTACGCAAAGCAGATGATGTGATATCTAAGAATAAAGATAAATTTCAGAAAGCTCATATAGGTGAAGGAGATTTAAGTCTTCAGGTACCTGCATTTGCTGGCAAAATCTTTACACAGGATCAGCCAACTAATCTGGGATTCTTTGTAGACCCTGTAACTGGTGTGGCACGTGAGTACACAGGAGCAGATGTAGCTCATACTATTGGTAAGAGTATGGTTCAGGATGAAACCTTCAATAAGTTCCTTAGTGAAGTTAATACTGCTAACTCTGCATTCAGATTCTTTCAACTAGCTGGTGATATGTCCATGTTTGGAATACAGTTACTGTTCCTGATGGGACATGCTGTATTTCATCCTACCTATATGCCTAAAATATTAAAGGCTTTTGGTCATGCCTTTGTAGACCCCAAGGTTCACGCTAAATACTTGCATGATCATAGGAAACTATTGTCCAGACATCCTGGTGTAATGCTTTCTTCTGGTGGAACTGAGATGACTGAGTTCACAAGGAATATGGCTAATGCAGGATTTGTCAGGGCTAAACCTATAAAAATGGCAGCCGATGTTATAGGACACATACCTACTGTTAAGACTCTTGGTCGTGGTTATGTAGGATTCTTAAGAAGGGCACAGAGTGGATTTGAATCAGCTATAGATATAGCTGGTATTGAGATGCTTAGAACTTTAGATAACTTTGATAGTACTGGTGTTAGGTTAAGTCCCATAGAAACACAGCAAATGGATGACTTTGTAAATGAGTTCAGAGGTCTGGCTAATACTGCCAGACTCGGAACTACAATTACACAGAGGCAGTTAGAAAGCCTTGTCTTGCTTGCTCCAAGATATAACAGGGCTATCGCAGCTATGGTTACTGATATATTCCACAATAATATAAGAGGACAGCAAGCCAGACAAAAATTAGCAAGTGGGGTTGCAGCTATTATGGCAATGAGTGCTGTTTTCTCTTGGGCTAACGGAGAAGACCCAGATGAATGGTGGGAACACTATGATTGGAGAAGCCCAAAGTTCTTTACATGGAACATAGCTGGACAGAATATAGGATTCGGATCAAAGATAAGGTCACTGTTGAAACTTGCAGGTACTATACATGTTGCAATTGAGAGAGGTGACGAAGAGATAGACGTTAACCGTACACTTATGGATATTCCAGGTATGGCATTCTTACGTGGGAATATGTCTCCTGTACTTTCAACAACTACAGATATGCTGACAGGAAGGAGCTATATGGGCGATCCTGTCTGGGGCGAAAGTATATGGGATATAAAGGGACATATAGAGAACTTTACTAAAGAGGAAATAGCTCCTAAGACTATGCCTATATGGGCACAGAGTGTGTTAATGGAAGGAGGTAATGTCAGGGAACGTACACCTCGTGGAGTTGCTGAATTCTTAGGGGGAAGGGGTTATCCCGAATCTTCATACCAGATGATGCAGAACTTCTCTCAGGAAATTCTTGGATTACCATACGAAGAACTGGAGCCGTTTGAAAGAAGGTTGCTGCGAGATGTGCTTTCTCCAGAATTAGAGAAGGTAAACCAAGACCTTATACGAAGAGGAAATAAGAAGGCACAGTACTGGGATGCCCTTAAACTTGCAGATGAAAATAGATATAAGTCTGAAGAAAAACTTCTTTACATGTTCTATCATCCAAGACAGTATCCCGTATTTTTTGAAAACGGAAGACGTACTTTAACACAGGAATATTCCCGAATACAGAATGCTTACGCAATAGCTAGAGCTAGATTAAATAAACAGTTTGCTATGTATCAGGATGATCAGGAGTTTGACGAAGACGACCCTGGTAAGTTTATTATGCAGGAGTGGTATGAGTTGTATGATCAGGCTACCTATGGCTATGACCCAGATGTAAAGGATGAAGGCATAGGTGGAACATTTGATCCTGTACGATTAGCTGCCTTGCAAAAGAAGTTCTGGAAGAAGACCCTTCCGAATGGTCAGAAGTATACTGAATACGGAGATTACATACGTAGAAATACTGTCACTACAGAACATCCTCCTGGGTATTATAATCTGTTAAGCAGAAGTACTGTATCCAGATGGAGAGCAGCAGAAGCTGCTAGAAATGAGTTCCTAGATGGCAGGGGAAACTGGGCTACGGTACTAAAAAAGAAATAATTTGCTATTATATAGTTGACATTTGAGTTTAAACTAAAAGATAATCGGGGGCGATATGACTACAGAATCAGATTTTTCAACATTTACAGAAGAAGCACAGGATATTCCTGACACGCCACTAGTTAGCGAAACTGTTACTCCTAATGCAGATGAAACTTTGGAAGCTCCCTCCTCTGAGTCTCCATCTATTTCTGAAATAACTGATGTAGAACCCGTAGTCAGTCAGGCACCTGAGACCACACCTACAAGTATGGAATCAGGTGCCTCTTTAGAGGAAATAGAAAAAAGAACCAGACAATTAGAAGAACAACGTGCAAAACATGAAGACCTTTTAGCACGAGACCGTACTATAAAAGAGCTTGAACAAGAAGCTATAAATATGGAAAGGTCTCTAACAGAACAGGGACTTTCGGATCAGGAAGCTCAAAGACAAACAATGTCCCATCTTCAGGGAAGAGTTAATGAGATTCAGGGACAAAGAAATCTTCAGGCACAACAACAGAATTTACAGGGTAAGCGAAATGCCTCTTTACATTTCGCTAAGAAATATAATCTTGGAATAGATCATATAGCCGAACTAGAAACTGCTGCTAATCCACAGGATATGGAAATAAAAGCTAAGACTATATCTGGTATGGCAGCTAAAGATAAAGAGATAGCTGATCTTAAAGCAAGATTAGCTCCAGCACAGGCATTTGACAGCAACACACCTACTCCAGCAGCCTCAACAAATGATGAGAGATTACTGGATGCGTATCTTGCTGGCGATAGGTCTACTGCAGCAACGGCTGCAGCAGCAAAATTATTGGGGATATAGGAAAAGGGGGGCGTAATGGCTCAGACAGCAACAACGGGCAACCTGGAATCTGCCCAGAAAATCATCATTAGTACAGCTAGATATACGGAAGAGCATAATGCTCCAGCACTAGCTTTGATTGAGCAGTTTAAACTGCCAAAGGGAGCCAAGCAGGTAACCGTTCCCAAAGTAGGCACAATGACAATGAGTGACCTGCAAGATGGACAGGACATCATAGACGAAGAAGATATTGGAATGAGTACTGTTGACCTTACAGCAAGTGAGGTTGGAGCCAAGATTATCCTTACGGATAAGCTGGTACGACAGATGGCTCAGAATGTCTTTGCCATCATAGGACGACAGCTTGGTGATGGTATGGCACGAAAGAAAGATACAGATGTAATTGCTCTTTATACCAACTTAAACAGTGGTACTAAGCTAGGAGCAGATGGTCGTTCTATGACTGCTGCTAATGTTGCTGCCATTATTTCTAATGCCAAGGCAAATAAGTTTGGTAACCAGCTTTATATTAACCACCACCCTAATGCTGTTGCTGCCCTTGCTTCAGAAGCAGCAACAGTACATAGCACAGCAGGTGGTGAACTTACATCTGGATGGAGCGTAGACTTGCTGAAGAATTTCTACAGCGGTCTTAAGCCAATTAACGGTGTCAGTATTTTTGAAGACGGAAATATTGAAAAGGTTACTAGTGTTGACTCTGGTATTGGTGTTATAGCTGATAAGTCTGCTATGGCTGCTCTTACCAGTATGGATACGAGGACAGAGCGACAGAGAGATGCCTCTCTTCGAGCAACTGAAGTGGTAATGACTGCTGACTATGGTGTATTTGAACTAGATGATACCCGTGGTGCAGGTGTTACATTTGAAATTGGTGACATTGCTACTTCTTAGTAGGAGAGACAAATGGTAGGGATAACTGAACGTAATAAGCAAAAATTAGAGTTAGTCAATCAAGGCTTCTCTATGCAATACATAGATGAGTGGCAACCTAAAGCTACTCTATACAGGCATAGACCTAGCTACACTGTTGATGGCGAGATATCTGAGAAAGTTGGATCAGTCACAGCAGGAGTTCCTGGCAATCCAGATTATGTATTGCGTAAGGCTAAGATCGGTTTATTCCCTTGGATGCCAAGTAATGAATGTGAATGTCAGTGGTGTATTGTCACTGACTGGAATAAAGAAAAACCAGAAGAGGCAGTTGTAACGATTGACCGTGGCTCCTCTTCTGGTAAAAAATAACGGTTGGTCGCAGGGGTAAACCCTGTAACAAGTAACCTTTAAGGAGGTTCGATATGTCTTTTCCGACAACAGTAGGTGGAAGTTATGGATGGGAAAAACAAACTACATCAGCACAGAGGCAAGTCCTTGGGGCTGAGATGGCATTTCCAGATGGCAGAAAGTACAGATATGTAGAGAATGGTGGTACTGCTATTGAGGAAGGAATGCTTGTAGCAAGTGAAGCTGTAGAAGCCCAGCATGACGAAGACCTAGCGGTAGCAACAACTGCTGCTGGTTCTAGTTCAGTTACGGTCACGCTTGGCTCAACTGCTGCTGCAAAGAATCTATATGCAGAGGGATATCTCTTCTTTAACAAACCTGTGCTTTCAACAGCAGGGTCAAGAGTCTTTTACAAGATTAAGAGCCATCCTCAAGCTGACGCTGCTGCTACGTTGGCTCTGACTATTGATGAGCCTGATGGAACAGTTATCGCAGTTACTAACGGCACAGAGACAGCAGGACTAATTAAGAGTCCTTACAAGGACATCGTAGTCGCTCCTGCTGCTACAGTGGGACGGTATGTTGGAGTTTCACCTTGCCAGATTGCTGCTAACTACTTCGGGTGGGTACAGGTTGCAGGTCTGGCTGTAGTTGCTATGGATGGAACTAATGCTATGGGAACCTTAGTTGGTTCCAGTGGTACACACGCTGGCTCAATGATTGCTGTAGGTGCAGACGTAACGTCTGCTGTTGGCAGAGTACATGGTAAAGTGGCTGTGAATGATGAGTATCACACCGTTATGTTGCTGAATCTATACTAGAGTGAATCCAGTAGAACTTTGGACTCCTCAAGGCTCTAGCCTTGTTTCCTCTGACATAGGAGGAAACAATGCTGAGACAGGGGAGTCCATAACTATCCACACCTTTCATTTCCATGACAAGGAAAGTGGAAGAAGGTCTGTAATAAAGATTCCTGTAGACTCATCGGTCTCTCAGGCTCATATAGAAGATATGGCTGCTCAGGCACTAGAGAGCTGGATTTTAGAAATAAGAACTGACGGTAAGAAAAAGAGTCCAACACCTGAACAGAAGAAAGAAGCTGGAAAGGCTATTCTTGAATTTAGAGAATATACTTTTAAACGAAGAGAGAGTACGAACAATAAAGTCTATTATAAGGGGACTGAATTATGACAGAGCCTATCATGCCTACAACTGAAGATGTAAATGCAGTGCTTAATAGTAATCCTACTGCACAGATGCAATTACAGATTCAGATGTTGACCAGAGTATTACAGGAAAGGGATGTTGAGATAGCATCTCTTAAAGAAGAACTGGAATCTAAGAATTCTAAGAACGGTACTGGTTCAACTGAAAAACTAGAAAAAGTTACCTAATGGGGGTTAACCGTGGTTATACAGAAACGTACTCGTCAGGAGCTGAGACAGTCCGTAGGCTATAACCTTGGTGCTTTACATGTAGGTACTGCTACTTCTACTCCTGGTTCCTCTGGTACTACGACTTTAAACGATACCGTTCTATATGGTGGTAATGACGTTTATAACGGACGATACGTCTGGTTCTATAATGATGTCGCCCAATCTACTAATAGAGAAGTAGAAAGAAGAGTATCTGATTATGTTACAGGAGGCACGGTAACTGTTCAGGCTTTCCCTGCCACAACTACTGTCAATGACAAGTATGAGATGTGGGACGGATACTCACCTACCCAGATCAATGAGTTTATTAATCAATCAATCCTTGATGTTACTGGTCAGGTATATGATCCATTAGAGAGTTTGAGTTTACACTCAAATGGATATGATTCCCGATTTGATCTGCCATCTGACTTTGCTATGGTCAATAAGATTCAGATGCGAGATAAGATGCAGTGGACTAGCCTTCATACCTGCGGTACTGCATTTGATGAAACAGTAGATTCAGATATAACAGTATCTGTGGATACAGAAGACAAGAAACAGGGTACTGGAAGTAATAAGTTTGTTATTGTTTCAGGTGCTTCTGCTGGAGATATAGCTACTGATTCCATTACTAGTAAAGATATTAGTAAATACGATTATATTGAATGTTGGGTGAAGAGTACTGTTGCTACATCTTCTGGTAATCTAAAGATATTACTTGATAATACAGCTAGTTGTGCATCTCCGTTAGAGACTTTATCTATCCCTGCTCTATCAGCAGATACATGGACGTATGTACGCATCGCTCTAGCAAATCCTGAAACTGATACGGCAATCATATCTATAGGCTTGGAATATGATGCTGATCTAGGAGCTTGTACAGTATGGATGGATGATATTAGGGCAGTTGCTAACAACACCATTACATGGGAAGACGTACCCAGCCAGCTATGGAGAGTTGATAAGGCTGCTCAGGATATTGTTTTCACTACTGATGGTGTGAGCTATATGGGATATAAACTCCTTAAGATCAAGGGTGGAGACAAGCCTGCTCTCCTGACATCTGACTCTGCTACATGTGAGATAGATGATGGATATGTAATTAATAAGGCTACAGCACTTGCGTTATCGTCTACTTCAGGAGGGCCGACAACTGATCCTGATGCTAAGAGACAGCAGGCAGCATTCTATTATGGTATGTCAGAACAGAATAAAAGAGCATTTCCATTTCTTACTAATGTAAGGACAGCATCCTAGTGGTAGCAACAGTAATAGAAGAGAACGAAGTATCTATTAATGGAGTCTATTATCCTACGAATAGACCAGTACAGGCAGTACTGGCCTCTTTATATCCACCTAAAGTTACTATAGGGGATACATCCAGAGACTCACAGACAAGAGCGTCTGTTATATCCTGGGCTGATTGGCGTGGTGGTCTTGGTACAGAAAGAATGGAAGGTGCCGTAGATGTAGACAAGACATGGTGGTCTACAGCACAGCTTAGATATAAGAGACATTTAGTATTACCACCTCTTGCTAATAAGACAGGAGCAAATGGCACATTAGCATCAACAGCTCATGCTGTAGCAGGACTAACAACAGCCGTAATCGGAGAGATTAGCGATACGATATATGCTACCTGTGATAACAAGGTTCTCAAGTATGTATCAGCTACAGATGTTTGGTCGGTGGTAGCCACTCTTGGTGCCAATGCAACAGATACCTTAACAGTTAATCTTGGGGGAACTATATATATTATCTTTGCTCATACTACTGGATATACATATAGTGATCCATCCGATCTTACTTCATGGACTGCTGATACAACTCATACTGCAAAGTATATGGCATGGTGGAATAACAAACTGTATTGGATTAATAATGATGGTCAGTTATATAACGCTACTGCTCCCAATGCATCTCCATCTACAGATGCATTACTTCCGTTACCTGCTGGACAGGTAACTGATTTATTCACAGCAAGAGATTCTTCTGGTAATTCAATACTGTATGCCTCTACCAAGGTAGGATTATTTGCACATGACTCTGCAAATACCAAGTGGGTAGAGACAGAGGTAGACTTTCCATTCCATCCATTTAATGGAATGGGAACTAGAAGATGGAGAGACTCTGTATATTTCCCTGCTGGACTTGGGATATACAAATATATAAATGGTTCTAACAATGCAGTTATTACTACAGTAGGGCCTGATAAAGATGATGGCCTACCCTCTGAGGCTAGAGGAACTATTAAACGCCTAGATGCGTCCCACAACGAGCTTCTAGCGATGGTTGATGCTACTACTTCCCCTACAGTTCCCAGTGATGCCGTTACTGGTAACTTCCAGTGGAGTGCTGTACAACACGGACACGGCTCACCAGTTATGCCAACTGATACAGGTACAAGTGGTATCTATGGCTATAACGAGATAGGTTGGCAGACCAAATGGTATGCTCCCGATGCAGGTAAACCAATACTGGATACCCATGTTAGTAATGCACATGATGGTTACAGGCTATGGTGGGTATTTGATAATGATGTCTATAACATGAAGATAGCATCAGATATTATTAATCCATCTCAGCTTGCTGACTTTGAGTATGCCAAGTCAGCAGAACATTACACTCCTTGGTTTGATGCAGGTCAGGTAGAAGTAGATAAGCTCGCATTGAGATTAAAGGTAGAGGCAAGCGATCTAAGTGCTAATGAAAAACTAACAATATATTATGAAATAGATCATGCTGAGGAACCAATAGCTATACAGATAGGAGATACCGATGTAACTTCAACCACTATGGGGGCTGTGAAGGGCGTACAGACGTTTAACTTTGGAGATAGTACGTCAGTATTAAATGGAACAGCATTTAGGGCTATACGATTTAAGATAACTCTTGAGAGAGAAGACTCTGATACTGATGCAGCAAAGAAATTATCTCCTGATCTTATATCCCTTACTTTTGAGTATAGAAAGAAACTGGAATCTAAGTGGGGACATACAGTAACGGTAGATTTCTCTGATGATTACAAGGGTAATACTCCTATGGAGTTACGTTCTAATCTTGTGACTGCCATAGAAAGCAGACAGTTAGTTGAGTTTACATTCCGAGATGATAGTGGCGGTACCAGGAATTACTATGTGGATATAGCATCTGCATCTGGTCTTGAATATACAGGCTATGATGAAAGAGGACAGTCACAAATATTATTAGTTGAGCCATGACGACACAGACAATTCCAGATATGCCTGATTCGTGGGAAGGATCAGAGCCTGAATGGATTACATACAGCGTACTTATTCAACTTGGTAAAATACCAGATGAAGATTTTACATATCAATCTCCTCTTATGGGAGGAAGGTTAGATAAAGGAGGGACAATAGTTGACTTTATATTCAAAGACCCTCCAGACTTGGGAATCAATGTACAGGGAAATTATTATCACTATGGAATGGGAGTCGAAACAGCTACGAGGGATGTAATGGCCCGTGTGCAACTTGCATCACTTGGTATTATATTAATATTTATAGATGAGAGTAGCTTAGAAGAGAATCCTTTCTATTATGTACGAGAGGCATTAAGATACAGAGACCATTCCAGACTAGGCGGTAGGGGGCTTTAATGGCATATGACGATATAGTTTTAAAAGGTTATGTATATGATGATGCTGGTACTGGCGTTAACGGTGCTACTGTAAAGATTTACCAGGGAGACTCTGCCGATACTGCAACTCATGGTAGTGCAATAGGATCAGGTGATACTACAGATAGTAATGGAGAATGGACTATCACCTCTTCTAACAGTGCTACAGATGCTAATAACAGACTTGACGTAGAAATTACCTCATCTGGTGGAACTTCCAAAAGACGTATCAAGTATAGGGATTCTATACAGGTAGAGAATCTAGATACAGAGAAGATAATAATAAGAGCATCTGATACTAATGCTGCTGTTTTAAATTTCTTTGCAGACGGAGCTGCTGATGCAGGGGATTGGTGGAGAGTCCAAGCAACTGATAGCGATACTTTTGCTATAGGTTCAGACAAAGCCTCTGAAGGAACCATCATTGACTATATCACTATCACCAATGGAGGCGATGCAGCTTCATCTCTAACCGCAATCGGTGGAAGTCTGGTTATCGGACATACAGCAAAGGAGACTATATCAATAGATGGGTCTACTGATCTTTCACCTGGATTTCAGATTCTTGGAACTGCTGCTGCTGATTCATCAATGATGCTGGCTGCGTTCTCGACCACAGCAACAATTGCAGGTTCTCCGATTCTTGGTTTCGTTAAGGGTGGTAATGCTACGATTGGTTCCCATACTGTTGTAACTGATAATGAGGAACTAGGTAATATCGTAGCTTATGGTGATGATGGTACAGACCTTGAAGCCATAGCTGCACAGATTCAATTTGAGGTAGACGGAACTCCAGGTACTGGTGATATGCCAGGACGTATAGTCTTTGCAACAACTGCTGATGGTGCTGAAGTAGCAACTGAAGCCATGCGGATTGATAGTTCTCAGGATGTTTCCCTACTTACCGATAGCGTTGTTCTTGGATTCGGTGCAGATAAAGACACTACCCTAACCCATACAGATGGAACTGGTTTGACTTTAAACTCAACTAATAAGTTGACGTTTGGAGATACTGGAACTTTCATACACCAGAGTTCAGATGGTGTACTCACTATAGAATCAGACACAACTGTAGATATCAATGGTGCTGTAGATATTGATGCTGGTGCTATAGATGGTGTAACACTAGGAACAAATTCAGCAATAACCAATGCAGTTATTGATGACGTAGCAATCAACGGCAAAGTTATTACTATGACTGGCGATACCAGTGATACCGCAGTATTTACTGCAGGAACTGACGGCACACTAAGTATAGTAACTACGGACGCAGCAGCAGCAGCAGCGAACATACAGATAACAGCAGACGGTACTGCTGAGTTGGCAGGAACTACTGTCACCTTGGATTCCGC